ACGCGGCGCTGGTCAAACTGCGAGTAGCGACGAGCGGCCATGGTTACTCCTTTGTGTTAACTCACCTGAGCTCCGAGAATCCACCGCCAATTCAGCCAAAGGTTGCTGTAGCGCATATAAGCGCGGTATTTCGCAATCATCGTGTCGAAATCCTCGACCCACCCAAACTCCAGGTCGATACGGTCAAGCCACTTCAACATGTCCTTCCGCATGGTCCCATCCATCAACGACCAGTTATTCGTGTCGGTGAGGTAGTTCCACTCGTAGACCGTGTACTGCCCGTAATGCACGTTGGGGTTGTTATTCGCGGTATCCACCTTCCCCATCGAGGACACGATCTCAAACGCCTGCTCGTACAGGTTCGGTGGAATGAGCAGTTCGTTCGGCATCACCGAAATCCGCTCGGCGCGGTCCCCACGGAAGTCCACCATCTGAATGCGGGCCGCTGCTAGTGCCGCAGCGGTCAAGGACGACGTGACCCGGTTGTCAAACCCGGTCGCCGTGGAGGCCCCAGAGGTCGTGGTGTGCGAGTCCGAGCAGAGCGCGACCCCTTCACTGTTATTGTAGAAGAAGGTGTCCACGCTGAATTGGTTGTTGAAGATCCTCGCCCCGTGACCCTCCCTGGTGCGCTGGGCGGCAGTGGCCATCCCCTTGGGCCGCTGATCCATGATATTGCTCAGATCGTCATCAAAGAGCTTCCGCTCGATCTGGAAGCCCTTGGCAAACTCCACATGGGTCGCGGTCGTGTCATATCCTTGGTAAATGTCGTCGTACAGGATCGAGCCGGTGAACTGCGAGAAGTCACCGAAGGTCCCGACCTCAGAATAGCGGGTCTGGTTCTTCTGCGGCCCGAGATCATCGAAGTCATACAGCTCTTTCAACATCGAGGGCAGCCCATCGTAACGCTCGTAGAAGATCCGCTTGAATCGTGCGTCAAGCAGATCCCCAAAGCCGGTTGATACCGCTGGAGGCATGGTCAAACTCCTTTAATACGTACCGTCATTCTCTCGCTGGGGTCGCAGAACCGCACGCATCCGTGGGCTACGTCCAGCAAGGGTCTGTATTACGTCGGGCGAGGACCCCAGATATGATCCGTGGGAACAAACAGGACCCAACTATCCGTTCGCCCAGCGTTGCGGTGATTGCCCAAAATCAACTCCACCGTCTGGGCCCCACCACCGGTCCCAACCGCAATGCTTGCATCCGCGCCATCCAAATTGGTCGTCAACTGAACCGTGACCCCTTGCACAGGCCACCACGGAGCGCGAATGAAGTTATCTCCGACCACCGTGTCGTAGTCAAACGCGACGGTCACGGTGCCTGCGGTGGCTGACGTGGAGGTGATCTTCCTCGCCTGACCGACGTTGGCCCCATCATAGCCCCACGTGACACCCTCGTCGTACTCCGTGCCGGTCCAGCTTTCAGCGGTGGTCACAGTCAAGCCATCGCTCGAAGCTGTCGTCACGGCTCGAAGCGTCAACGCCGCGCCCAGGGTCGCCCCTTGGCTCATCAACGCCGCCCACACCGCATCAGGATTGACAATCAGGCTCACCAGCCGCTCGGCTGACGTGCCATCGGTCTGTTGCGCGGTGACATAGGTAGCGGTGTCCAGACTGACACCAACCATATCCGCCAGTGAAGTGGTCGTGGCCACTGCCACGCCAGCACCACCAGCCACCGGAATGAGCTTCGGCACGCCTGCGGTCAGGGCATCAGCCGCCACCTGATACTTCTTGATGTGGGGCGCTCTCCCACCAAACGTGTACGCCATTCTCATCGCTCTTCCTCTCCTTTCGGCCTGTTAGCCGACAAACGTATAGCCTCGTCGCGCCATGTCTCGGACCTCCGCCCTCGTCATCCTGACCTGGCTGTAGAGATCCTCCGGCACAAACAACGAGGCGCGAATGTCATGGACTTTACACCCATCACACCGACCCACCACTACCGGGTAATCCGTCTCCTTCCGATAGCGATGGCGCTTTGGATTAAACTTATGCGTGCAGAAACTACACAGCACGATCGCTTTCCTCAGACCAGAGAGATCCGCGATGTACCCACCAGGCGCCCGTTTCCAGTGCCGACCGACATCTTCTGTCGCCTTCAGCCGGTCGGTCTTCGTCCAGACGCGAGGGCTCAGCACCGTTAGGCTCATTTTGCCTTCTTCGCCGTCAGGCGCTGATAGTCCCGCACATTACCAACGTGTCGCATCTGAGCCGCGCTCACCATCTGGTCCCTGCTGTAGCCCTTCGATTTCCAGTATTTGATCTGCCGCTCCGGCACATCTTTCAAGGGATCATTGGCTGCTGGCATGCGGTTCCCTCCTCCTCCGGCACCCTCAACAAATGTGTCGGCTCGTTCTCGTGTATGATCGGTCCCCGACGATGCGGGCCCGGACTTCAAGCGGCCAAAGGTCATCCGCAAGGCTCTCGCCCGCGTACTGAACCCGTCTTGCCATCCTTCAGCCAATAGCTCCTGCTGGGTCATCGCATACGCCTTATAGTCGTCACTAGAGATGTCGTTCAGGGTCGGCATGGCTTTCACGTAGTCCGCAATCGTGGCTTGCGATCTCCCGACCTCCGCTGCCATCGCCACGGCCTGGCCGACCTTCTTCGCCGCCCCCTCGACTGAGTGGTAATAGACCCATTGGTCTTTCTGCCCCTCAGTGATCTGCCCCTTGTCGTAGGCGGCAAGCGCCTGCTCCAGCGTCGGAATCGGTTGCTGCTGTGCTGGGGCTGGGGCGGGTCGCTCTAACACCTGGAGACGGGCCTCAAGCTGAAGCGATTTCTGCTCGGCAGCCTTCGCCCGGTTCAAGACCTCATCGAATCGAATCTTTGGAATGCTGGGAGTCTCAGCCTCCTGGTCAGCAGGTGCAACCTCAACGCCCGATGGGACTGGAGCGGCGACCTCCTCTATAACTGTGCCCTGCTCGGTCTCCATATCCTCCTCCTGCTCGCGCCTGTTCCGCGGTGTCAGCTACCGGCGGCGTAGCATACTCGCCCGAAATCCACTGCGCCAAAAGCAAAGGGCCAGTCTAATGTGTCTAGCCACTAGACTGGCCCCTGCTATCTGCTTCTGGACTAGGGGGGATCAGACCCTAGAGAATACTCAGTAGGAAACAAGAAAAGGCCATCGTAGCGGTCGTGGCCACCACGATGGCCCTTCTTGTTGCATACTCCCCGTGTCAATTACGACACAGGTAGCACACTAGACAACCGGTGTCAAGTTTATTTGTACGAGACCTTCTTTATTTTGTTGGCGCCCTGCACAGTCAGTTTCTTCGGCATCCGAATGTGCAACGTACCAGGCGTCCCCTTTCGGTTGCCTGGTCGTCCCGTCCGTCCTGAATCTTTCATCGCGTCGCCTCCTCTGTGTAAATCGTACGCTGTGTTCTCTTCGCGTCCTGCATCACAAGCTCCGGCATCCTCAAGACCGTCAGATACGCTTGTCGCCGACCATACCACTGCTGATAATCAGCAAAGTCTTTGGCAGGACTCTCAACAAATCGCTGCTCAGCTTCCGACAATAACTCCTCGATCTTCTTTCGCAAGAACAGCCAAAACTCCCCTGCCTGGCCGTCCTGCATGATCGAGGCAGCCCGATCCGCTTCAGCCTGGGTAATCACTCTTCCATCGTCTTTCGGTGGATCGAGTCGCTTCCAGGCGCGATATCGCTCGTCCATGTTCCTAGACTCCCGGCTGTCCACCAGCCGCTTCCAGTGGGCTCGCCGGACTCAGCATATTCGCCTGTGCGGCCCCTGCCGCTGGATTCCCAGGCGCCCCAGGCTGCCCGCCATTCCCGCCACCCAGTTGCTGCTGGAACCCTTGCGCGGCCTGCGCCATCTGCTGTTGCTGCGCGGCTTGCTGCGCCGCGTCCATCACCCGTCTCAGGTACTCACCGAAGAGGGCCACTTGTTGAGGACTGAGCATGCCGAATTGCTCAGACTGCATAAACGCGATCAACTTCTGTGCATGTTCCTGAATCGACTCCATCGCGTTCACACTATTCGGCGCACGACCACCAAGAATCGACGACATCGCCTGCTCCGCAGTCATCTTGGGGTCACTACTCACCCCAGGGGGCCGCTTCAAATACTGATCGGGATTCGGCTCTTCCAGGGTCTCGATAAAGCGGCGCATCGCGCGATACACCTCTTCCGGTGTGACAATGCCCATCTGGAGCAAGAAGGGCGAGGCCAGGATCTGCACCAAGGTCTGCGCCGTCTGGCGCTGCATCAGCGGATTGGTGTTGAGGATCGTCGCCCGCCACTCGAACCGGAACTGCCCGGCAATCTCTTTGCGATCCGTGATCCGATCAAACATCTCATCGGCTTGTGGCACCCCAAGAATCCGATACTCCGTCGAGGGTGGCAGGTAGCGTTGGCAAAACCCCAGGCCCTGATCCCACACGCGAGAGAGCCCATCAAAGAGGCGGCGGAGAACCCGTTCAATCCGCGTGTCGCCTTGCTGGAGAACCGCTTGGGTTGTGCCGGTGGTTCGGAACGCCGACGCCTTGCCCTGCGGGATGCCACCAAACTGCAACTGGCCCTGCATGGTCAGGCGTTCCAAGAACTGATTGAGCAACGCGAGTTGCCCGGAAATCCAGGTGCCTTGCGCGTTCGGCAGTTGTGGAAAGTAGACATCATTGCGCGGGTCATCGAGCGGGTAGCCTTCGCCGGGATTCAGCTTAATAATCTCCGGCTTCAGCCCACTGGAGGCGCGGTAAAAGAAGAACGGCGCATTGCTCAGGACCCCAAAATCCGCCCCCATGTTGAAGAACGTATCCATCAGGTCCTGCATCCCTTCGACCAAATCCGGGAGGCTCAACCCGTAGTATCGGTTCGGGACCGGAAACAAGGCAAACTTTTCAATAGGCCGTCTCGCCCCATGCCGACCATGCGGCACAATCTCGGTGAGGTATCGCGCTCGTGCTAAGTGACCCTCTCCATACGCGGCATTCGTCACCACCCAGAACACCACGTCCTCTTCCAGCCCATCGCCATCCACATCATACCGATCATAGACCTCCACCACGCGCACGGTCTGATGCCCCTCCGCCGAGTGCCCGCCGCCCGGCGACTGACTATCCACCCCCTCCAGATCATCCTTCTGCACCTTCGGACGGCTCGTGTCGCCACTCGGACTCTGATCGGCCCAGGCTCTGATGCTCTCTAGATCCTCACGCGTCAGCAAATCGTAGATCCCGCTCTGCTGCCGTCCAATGACCGTATCCAGTGACGCCGTACACAACCGAAAGACATGATGGGCCCCACGCGGGTTACTGTCGGACGGCGGTTGTGGATTCACCGCATTCGAGGGCACGACGATATCTTCGATGTCTTCTACGGACAGGCCAAGATGATCTAAGCGAAGGTCGCGCTGTTCGACCAGTTCTAGGTCGCCATCCGCGCCTTCAAAGACTTCGAGATCAATCGGCCCCTCGGCGCTCATCAGGTGGAACTTATGCTCTCGCTGATCCAGGATCGTCACCTGCTCCCCATAGAGCCGCTTGAATTGCAGCAGGAGATACGTCTGCATGTCTGACCCAGGAATCGGCGCAGGCAATCGCTCAAACAGCCGGATCGGTCGCGTCCCACGCACCCAGCGCAGCATCACGTGGGCCGTGCCATCGACGACGTAGTTATGGATGAGGTCGCCCAGGAGGCGTTCGCCCTCGGCCAGCGAGAAGATTTCATAGTCAAGCAACTGGTCAATGCGGCGCTCTTTGCCCAGGTCCTGCTGTTGCAGCGCCTTCGCCTGCATGGCCGGACGCTGGCTCACCACCGCGTTGTAGAGAGAATCCTCCAGCCGCTGGGCCGTATACAAGGTGATCGGGATATGCGCATGACTCGCATCCTCGAACTGCCAGGACTTCTCCTCGGTCCAGCCCCGGTACTTCGCGTAGCGCCGGAGATAGGCATCCATCCACTCTGAGCGGTCGTCCAGGTCCTGGCTCAGGCGTTTCAGCACAGAGTCCACTACTTCGCCACGATTGATCGTGAATGATCGACGCTCCCGTTTCGGCAGACGAAGTGGAGGAGGCGGAGTGGGGAGTGCGGCCTGCATAGCCGCAGGGTCCATCACACCAACAGGCAATCCGTTCATGGGGCCTCTCTCACCAGTGGGGCGCCATCAACCGGGCAGGTCAAGGTCGGTGTGAGCGGCGGTGGAATGTCCTCCGCCGTGGGCCACACCACGTGCGTAAAGATCTCTGGATGCTCTGCGGTGTTGCGCCGATACAGCTTGTACGGCGTCCCATTACACGTCCCACAGCGGAAGCGTGCTTCCACCTCAAGCCGGACGTCACTCATCGCCCTCCTCGATACCGCACCACCTCGCGCCCCCGGTGCAGGCCCCGGAAGGTCGTCTGGGCCATCACGAAGTAGCGCAGGCAGTCGGCGAAATCCTTGTATTTATCCCGTGGCTTCGGCTTCGGACTCTTCAGGTCCTCGTGCCGACTCCATTCATCCCAGGTGTAGCGCGTCAGATCGTGGATCGTGCGCTCGCAGGTCGAGAACACCTGCCAGCGCGGGAGCCGGGTGAGTGGGTCAGGTCGCAGCGCCTCATTCACACGATGCACGCCGACCCCGTAGCTATCAATCGCCTTATCGCAGCGCAACCCCACACGATCAAACTCCCGTCGCATCGTCCAGCCACGCTCCACTTTATCATTCGCACACTCCGCCGCGTTCGGATCCATGAGCCGCAGCGCGGGTCGGAGATCATGCCGATCTTCATAGGCGTCGATCGCGCTCTTCGTCTCCTCGGCGGTCCCGGATGCCTCCAGTTCCCCGACCTGGAGCCACTGGTCCTGCTCATCGACCGCCGTCCACGTACAGGCGGAGGGCTTGCGCGGATGGGGGTCAATCAGAAAGACCACCGGCCAGCGTCGTGGCCACTCAAACGGCTCTACGACATGCGTGAACGGCAGTAGACTCTCCTGTCCACACCCCGGACACATCCCCGCCGTGATCGCCGCGACGGGACGATCACAGGTCACACACCACTGCCGCGTGGCGGTCGTAAAGAGGGGATGAATCAGTCCAGAGAGATGCAGGAAGCGCCCATAGAGCCGCACCTGCCGTTCCTCCTCCGTGAGCCCCGCCGCGATCCAGCGGACCTCCTCCGCTCCTAGAATCGCGTTGTGCTCGGTGAAGAACTCGAAGGCGGCAATATCGTGATGCCCCGCCATGCCCGGCTCGTAGAGGTCATCATAGACCCAGGCGGCAGAGATCCCGGAGGATTCGGTGGGCGGGGTCATGGCAATAATCAACTGGCCCCCGGTGTCCAGGAGACGAAGCTTACATTCGGTGTAGTGGGACTTCGGCGGGAGTTCATCGAATACCGTGAGATGAATGCTGCTGCCGGACAACTGCTCACGCTCCTGATCGTAGGAATTAAACTGAATCGTCCCGCCATCGGCCAGCGTGAGGACACGGTATTTCTCGGAGTACGCTTTCGTCCAGTCTCCAAACGCTAGCGAAGCGAGTGGAATCCATCCCCAGTGCCCACGGGAGGACCCCGGGTCGCCTGGGCCATTCCATTTCCACCACTGCAACTTCGGCTTAATCACCGCCTCGATGGTGTCGATAAAACTCACCGCCACCACGCGGGCGCGGATCGGGCGCCGCCTCAGCTTCTCCGCAGGGTACGTCTCCTGTAAGGCGTAGGGCACCATGCCGGTCGCCTGGATCACCAGTTCGGCCAGCATCGTATCCGTCTTACTACTCCGGTTCCCTCCACTAATCAGGATCTCGCGCTTCTGGGTTGCATGAAAGGCGGCGGCCTTCGGCTGCACCGGCTCATAGAAGAGAATCGCGTTCTCTTTGCGGCGGGTTTCCCAGAGGGAGGTGAGTTCTTGGGTATCCTTGAGCAGATCCTCAGTGGAGATTGCGGAGAGCCCGGTTTCATCGAGCGCGGTATACTTGTCAAGCAGCGGGTGCGTCGTCATACCACAGGCTCCTCACTCCACTCACCATTGGTGACAACAAAGGTTTTCCAGGCCGCCAGCCCATCTCCCACTTTGAGCAATTGAATGCGTGTAATCGGATAGCAGGTGGATGATGTTTCTATTCCAGTCGTTCGGTCCAAAAAGAGAATGTGGGCGGCCCCGTAGTCTCTCGTCCCCTCGCTCGCTGCTTCCTCTCCGGTCCTCATAGTGGAAGCACCTCTTCCTGCTCACTGGCGAGTTCGGTTAGCAACCCATCCGCTACGAACATCGCTAGGCCATAGCAGGTAAATCGGTCCCCGGTGAATCGGGTAACGACCTGTGGATGGCCACCGTCTTGATCCGCCTCGTAGTACGCGATCACGAGCGTCTGACAGCGTGACTTCACCTCACGAAGCAACTCATTCAGTGGGATGAGAGCGAGGTCCATCCTCTACGTCCCACGCTTCTTGCCAGGCCGTCCCTTCACCGTCTTCACACGGGGGAAAATGCCCCAGGGTTTCTTGGCCATTGTGACTCCTCCTCTAGTGTTGTCCAAGACTCATCACTCTGAAGTGTGCTCCAGGTTTCCACGCATGAGGATCAAGGGTCATCTTCGGATAGAAATTAAATTGGCCATGCCCATCTTGAATCGGCATTAACGTTACGCACCGTTCTGCCCCGCACCAGCAGCACACTTCATCACTGTGATTCATCATGGTGTGCTGAAATGGAGCGGGGTGTGGGCAGTGAAGGGACCCGTTGAGAGGAGCCTGTGGGCAGCTATCTTCTGGGAGCATCTACTGGAAAGCCTTTTGTGATTTGGAATGTCTGGCTAGGAACCCTAGCGCTAACATGCCCAGGGAGGGGTTGCCCAATGCCCACACCCATGCCCGCTGGCTCGCCACTCGATCACGCTGGAAATCAAACAAGGTTGACATAATAGATAGTATACGACATTAGCTTTTATCTATGTTTAGATTCAACAGGTTAGCCATCTTCACTCTTCCCCACCACGTCTTGAACAGACTGCTTTGGTGTCTCAACGCTAGATCTGGTGTGCCCCCCCCTAACCTCGATCACCCGCCTCAGACGTTCCAGAACATTCGGCATGGTAGCATCCACGCTTGCAGACAGGGTAATACTCGTGGGACGACCAGACTCCAGGAGCATTTTCTCGGTGAGAATCCCAAACACTACTGCAGCTTGTGGGCCTGAGCATCGAGTTATAACGTCAGGATTAGCAAGTTGCGCAAGATAACCCCGGCGAAGAGAATCAATTTCCTCAACCACGTGGGGCGTTTTGATCCGTCTGTATTCCGCGATGAGCCCTTGATACCGGTCAAGGAGCTTCCTACATGTCTGATCATCCCTCCCCACTAACGGGGCCATCGCATGCGGCGTAATCTGAGAATCAGCAACCGCAATCGAAATCACGCGCTTCGCATCCTCAAATGTCAACGGTCTTCCTCTTCCCATCGTTCGTCACTCCTCCGTCTCTCGGCCCTACTGAACCAGAAATCTTTGTTTACGTGCTCTTACCATTCTCGTTCTCAAGACAGACTCGTTCAGTAGGGAACAGCGCCGTTCAGATGCCACGACTACCGGCCACATGGAACCACTATGCCCCACAACTCCGGGCAGCCTGCATCCTCTTGGGCCTGTTTGTTTGCGCGACTAATAAGGGCCAAGCCTTCTCACAAGCCAGTAGCACGGTCTTTCAGACCTGTCAACACTTATTTCACTTCTCCTGTACGATTTCTTGTTCTCCCTTGCAAAACGATGTTGACCTATGCACATAGCATTATGGGTAACCTGCGGTATATGGTATGTCCATGAGACAGCAAAGGGACAGCAGCTATCCTACTGATTCTACTCTCTTTGTACCAGTTACAGACTCAAGTGTAGCAAGAATCACACCTAAACCACGTAGTCGTGTCAGGAGTGCAACACTCTACAAATCATTGATTTTACTCATCTCTATACATTACGCTTTTTGGCATAGGACTTGCTCTTAGTGTAAGCAGGTCCGCAATCACGCGGCCTAAGCAAAGGAGAGAGGGCTATGGAAACCTTACGAGACCTTGAAACGACCTTCGGCAAAACCTATGAGCGCTTACGAGATGACATCATGGCAAGCCCGGAGATTCGATTCGCCTTGAAGGATGCACTCCGAGCGTTCGACACGAAAGACCCGGTTGACGCCTACAAAGACGCTGTGCTCTTGGCCGAGCTCATGGCGTATCGGTTGAAGGTGCAGCCATGACCAAACGTGACGCCCTGG